CGATGTCCACTCGTGGTCGTAATAGTACAACTTTACCTCTTGTTTTGTCATCTATTTTAAGTCAAAACAAGAAACCAGGCAAGGTGTACATTTACGATGATAACGATAATTTTGATGATCCGCGTAAGAATGATGTACTTAACAATGTGTTAGCTGCACTATTATGCTCAGGCATACAATGGTTTTGGGAGCCAGGAGCAAGAAACGGTCAAGTATACAACCATGAGACAGCGCGTAGAAAGTGCGATACTACATATTTGTGGCGTATTGATGATGATAATATGTTATTACCGGATACTTTAGAGGTACTACATAAAACAATTGAATCAGATAAAAATATAGGTGCAGTTGGTCCTTCTATAGTAGACCCAAAGAACGCGTTTAACTCTTCTTTAGCTTCTAACAAAATAGAAGACCTATTTTTAGGATTAAATGAGCAATGGAATTTTAGAAAAGACCTAGAAGTAAAAGAAGTAGATCATTTGCAAGGTAGCACGTTTTTGTATAGGGTTGCTGCTGCAAAGCACGGCTATGAAATGTCTCTTTCCAGGAAAGGTCATAGAGAAGAAACTATCTTTACATATGAAATGCACCGATCTGGGTGGAAATTGATGGCAGTATTAGGCTTGACAACATGGCATTTCCATTATCAGTCTGGCGGTATACGTAGTGAGAGTGATAATAGAATGTCACAAAACGATGAACTCGTATTCCACAATAAATTAAATCAGTGGAAAATAAACCCTACTAACTACAAGTTCTTTTACTTGGACAGCGGTAGAGGAGATCATTATATGTTTAAATCTATATTATCTGAAATAATGGAAAAATATAAAGATCATAAAATAGTAATAGCTTGTTGCTATCCAGACACATTCTGGGACATAAAAGACGAACGTATTAAGCTTTGTTCCTTAGCTGAAGGGGCCGCATTTGTCAATCAAGATGCACAAAACGTATACAAATACATGTTCGATAGAAACTGGAAAGAAAGTGTTGTAGACGCATATAAGAAAATATATCTATGAAAATTGTAATAAGCCCGTATTCACAAAAACTACCTAAGGAAAAACTTTGCAAAGGACATGACGGTAGAAACCCTAAAAATTATCCTTATTGGGAGCAATTTATAAAATTGCTTAAAGCAAAAATACCAGATATTGAAATAATACAAGTAGGTGTAACTGGAGAATCTATATTAAAAGGTGTAACTTCTATTAAACATAATCTTTCTCAAGAAGAGTTATTAAAAGTAGTACAAGACTGTGATGGATGGTTTTCAGTAGACAATTTCTTTAATCATTTTTGTTCGTACTATAAAATACCAAACGGATTTGTTATATTTGGAATGTCAGACCCAAATATATATGGTTATAAACAAAATACTAATGTACTTAAAGATAGAGCATATCTAAGACCTGATCAATTCGGATTTTGGTGGGATATAGTATATAACGAAAACGTATTTGTTACAGCAGAAGAACTATTAAAATTGGTACTACCAGTGCTTAAGGCCTCCTAAGTATAGGTATGGCATACGACTACAATCCAACCATTCTCTACACTAATGTAAATAGTGTAAGTGGTGCTTACTTAAACTTTTTTAGTGCTAGTGGTTTTTCTGCATCTGCAACTAATCAATGGGATCCAAATGGACCATCTGCTCCTAATTTAAATCAAGTACAGTCCGGTTGGTATGCTAACGGTAATGGGTTAAATAACAGTATTGTACAAGCTTTAACCGGGCAAGGTACAACCCTTGTAACAGTAAAAGTAAATCAGGGCGCTGCTTTACCTGGTAGTACGTATTCCTTTTCACAGCAAAAATATGTTGCACCTTATAACAGCAATCCTACTGTAGGTCCTGCAGCATTTCTTTCTACTAATTTAAATAGCCGTATTCAAAGCTATGATATGCTAGCTGAGCGTATCTTTTTCCAGCTTGGTGCACCGTTAATCAATCTTGAAATTGCTTGTAATGCAGCGTATGATATGATTGCTTACGCGATTGAGCAGTTTACACGCTTTACACCTGGTACGGAAGAGTTGTTAATATTTGATTCAAGTCTTTATACATCAGGTCAAGGTATTAGATTAGACACTTTAATTAATTATACCCCTGAACTTTCTTCTTTAAGTTCAACATTTCAAACCGGTTGGGATTATGATTTAAATTCTTATAGAAAAGTAATAGATATATACAATTTCCAAGAAGGTACAAACGAAGGTGTTAATACGTTGTTTACTATTGAGCAATCATTAGCACAACAAATGCATTTTGCGTATTCATTAGGTAGTAAAGCATTCGACTTGATTACTTGGCACGTATTGAAAGATTGGTTAAAAACCCGTGAGAAGTTATTTGCAATGAAGCAGTACGTACGTTTTGACCCGCGTACGCAGGTATTAAGAATTGCACCTGAACCTAACTTACCTATGAATAATCGCTATTTTGCATGTGTCGGTGTTTATCTAGAAAGACCGATTAAAGATTTAGTAAAAGAGCGTTGGGTAATGGAATATGCTAAAGCATTAATAAAGATCGCGATAGCTAATACCCGTGGTAAATTCGGTGGTACACAACTCTTTGGTAGTGGTACGTTACAGTATCAAGAACTAATGAGACAGGGTACTGAAGAAAAGAAAGCTCTTGAAGATGAATTGAAAAGCGGTAGACAGGAAGATCAAACACCGCCTCTATTTTTCCTCGGTTAACCTCACTGTATAACCTTTTATTTGCTTAAATTGTCCTGTGCATAAACTATAGATACTAGCTATGCTTATATTACATTTAGTTTTTTCTTTACAGTCTTTACTAGAGTAAAAAGGGCCTTGCTCAATATTGTTATATATTAAATAAAAAGCTTTTCTTTTATTGGCCCGATTTCTAAAAGCAAGTTTCATATTTTCTATTACACTAGGGTTAGAAACTCGTTTGCGAGCAGCAATCGTCATATTATATATTATCTCTTCGGTAGGTCGCCAGCCCTTTTTACTTTTAGATATTTTTTTCTTGGTACTAGGTTTTTGTTTGCCACGTACAGGCGGTTTATTTGCGGTAGGGCACATATTCAAGCATCCTTCTTTTCCATAATATGTGTTTAAATATTTCTGTTCGGTTTCGAGAAGAACATTTTCGTTTACCTCTTCAAGTACAACTACAGTACAGTCTTTATGCTTATTATAAACATTTTGTAAAAATGGATTTATATGTTTATTATCTCTTAATAATTGTAAATGTGTATCAGTTCTTTTCTGTATATTAGTAGAGGAACCAATGTAATAATATCCACCTGGTAAGTTAAGTTTGTATATGCCAACCATACATATACTTAGGCTAACCAAAGTTATTTCTGGGTTTTTTTATTAAGCTGGTGGTAATGCGCTTCCGCCACCACCTGCAGGTGTAGGTGCAGCAGCCGCTGCTCCAGGTGTACCAGCTCCGGCTTCTGCACCGGCTCCAGCCTCAGGCGCTGGACCAGGACCAAATGCTGGTGCACTACCAGCTCCAGGGGCTGCTCCGCCACCGCCACCAGCTGCTGCTCCAGCTTCTGCGCCGGGACCACCCGCTGTTAAGGCTTCTTTCCAATTTTTACCTAAATTGGTAATCTGTGTAACTTCCCAATTAAATTCAGCATCCTTCTTTAACCAACCTCTATTAGCAAGTACTTCATCGTCTGTCCAATTCATATACTTCTTAAGAGCGTATGTTTTTGAAATTGTGTTTTCCACTTGAGTAGCAGATTTAAAATTGTTAAACTTTAAGTCCATTAACTGCTGGTCTCTCATTGCTGAGAAGTGAGAAGGTGGGTTAAGAGATACGTTTATATCACTTTCTTTAAGCTTATAATCACTCCATAAACCCTTTAACTTTAAGTGAGTGATATACGTGTCTTTAATAGTAGATGCAAAATGTCTTTGTAATCTAATGATAAGTTTAGCAAACTTAAGTTCTTCCCTTAATATTTCAGCTCCATCAGCAAACTTTGTATCTGGTGTTAATCTTGTGCTTGGTACGCGTAGTGCTTTGTATAGTTTCTTTACAAAGTAATTTAAATCGTCTAATTGACCTAAGTTCTGACCACCTTTTAATGTTTCGACTTTAGTACCTTGCTCTCCTTGACGACGAGCAAACCAATAACTGTCTAACATACTTTGTGGGTCGTAAACATTAATATTACCACCTTGATTGGAATCATATGTTCTCTTAGACCAGTAATTTTGCATTAAACGTTTTAGGTATGCTTCAGCTTTTGCAGAAGGCATATTACCTACATCAACGTAAAATGCTAAACGTTCTGGTGCTCTTACTAAGCGATAAACTACAATACTGTCTTCAATTAACGAAAGTTGTTTATATGCACGACGAGCAACCTCTAAATAAGGTAAACGAATTGTTTTGTTTTCATTCCACATATGAGAATGAAAATACGTGACTTGATGACGTTCTAATGGAATTAATTCCATTCCATCTTTCTTAGGACCACCTGAAGGACCTCTGTTGTTTTGATTCATTCCTCCAGTTTTATGATCTTGTGGTACTGGTTTCTTTAACAAGTACCCTTTAATGATCATATTCTGAACATTATCAAAAATTGGGTTAATATGCTCTGTAGGTATTTGCACTAAACTAATAATACCCGCATCCTTATTATCTTCATTGATTACGTTTTCAAAAAATATTTCAGCATCAATTAAAAGCGTTCTGAAATACTCCCAACCTCTATTTTCAAGGTTGAACATATCCATAATTTGATGAAAGTTTTTCAAAAGTTCTTTCTTTTGAATATCATCTATTTTTTCGTTAATAGTAAGCTGAGCGTACTGACCTCTTTCATCTTTAACTATAGCTTCATCACACATTTCATCTAATGCATGACTAATTTCTGCATAAGAAGCCATAATACGGTAATCAGCTACTCTCTTTGCTTTATCAGTATCAATTAAAGCATAAAGATAATCATGGTACCCCTTATCAACCATTACTCCGTTTAAATTATTAATCGGGTTGTTAGGGTCTTGTACTATAGAAACTGCTTGTTTTAAGTTTCTTTCCTGCTGAGTCGTTCCGATTTTCATGAACGTCTCGAACTTTGGATTTATTTCTCCAATATTGTCGATCACGGTAGTGTTACCGGCATATGGCATTTTGTTAACAAAATTGTTAAATGCTTTTGAAAAGTAATTTGGTTGATTCTGTGCCATTGTTAATATTTACACTGTTAGCTGTTATTATATACTGGATTTATTAAATTACCACTGCTTTGTTGTTGTGCCTACTATCTGGAAGTACGGATACGCAGCTGCATATGATGTCCACGGGCCAGTCCAGTACGCACTACCTGGGGGTGTGGTAATATGTTGGTTACCTGGAGCACTGTATGCAGCTATATAATCTGGATCGGTATTATTATTATACCAACTTGCATTTGTGTTCATACCTACAGCTACATACCCAGTAGCTGAAAGATTCATTGTAGGTTTCTTATTTACCCAATATGTATTAGTTGTAGTGTTGCTGCCATTACCTTGTGCACTTAATATACTATAATATGTACCTTCCCAGGTATACGAATACAACGGCCAAACGGTAGCATTAGCACCGGCTGGCCTTGCAGCAAATGCAATAAAGTATGTACCGCCAGCTGCAGAAGAATAAACAGAGTTTGTAATAGTAGCATAGTTAGATGCAAACGAGTTGTTATACGTAGATGATAACTCTCGTGCCAGCATACCGGCTGTTGTTGCACCTGCAACATTGTTTATAACACTAAAGTAATCAGCGCTTGTAACAGTTACCCAAGTACCTATTGCAGCTGCATTATAAGCAGAAATACTAGATGCAGTAACTAACGCATTCAATATAGCATCTGTACCGGTATATACAGGGGTATATTCAACAAAGGTTTCGTTTATTGCAGTAAGATTGTTTATATACATATTAGAACGGCTTTGTTGATGATTGAGTTATTGTACCGTGACTTGTTACTGTTTGTATTCCGCTACTATCAGTTGTTACTGCACCACCTAACATTAAATATTGAGTATTAGTTATAGCGGTTAATGGAGCGTTCGGTGCTGTAATACTTGTTTGTGTTGGGTCATAAACATTTGAACCGACTACAACTCTCAAATTAGTCATATAACCCGGCCATTCTTGTCCGTAATATGTTCCAATATCGTTAGTAGGGTTTGATGACGTATAGTAATTTATAGTATTTGTTTGCACACCAGATGAACTTCTAGCTGCAGAAAGACCTGGTGTACTTCCAAGAAATAGCGTTTCTTGATTACTACTATTTCTTGTTAAAGCAAAATAATACCACTTGTTTATACTCATCGTAGGAACTGTATATGAAAACTGCCCGTGACCGCCATAACTATCTGTGGTTATGGTGGTAGAGTTAGTAACAAATAAACTCAAACCCCATACAGCATTAGCACCCATTATACCGTAAGCGTTAGTAAAATTAGGTAATTGAAACCAGCCTTCAATAGTGTAGGCACCACCAGCTATAGATATACCTGGACTGAGACTTAAATATGAACCACCGTGGCTAGTACTGCCCCCTGTAAATAATAAGCTACCTGCTAATGTAGGTACTGGGGTGACATCGTAAAAAACGGTATTACCTGTACTAATATTTCCTATTATCATACATTATATTACTGATCTATACGGAAACTTCTACAATAGTTGTTTGAAGTAGAACCACCTGTATAAGCACCGACTGCGCAATATGTACCGCCAAAGTTAAGGCCTGTTATGTTAAAGCTACCTTGTAGGTTATTATTTAAGTAAAAATCCATATAACGG